GCTCTTTCAGAGCAAGTCGATTGTCGACCATGTTTGTGTCGGTGTTAGTACGAGGCATAATACCCCACAACAAATATCACTCGTTGCCTCAAGGAGGCGCGTATGATATTTCCAGAAGCACTTTACACCCGATATCGTTTCCAAACTGTTGAGGTTGGAAGCCATGCGTACCAGTACGATTATACTGTTTACGCAGGCACGACATCTGACCCGTGGAGAATCACTAGCGTGACGCCTTACAGCGGCACCCTTACTGATTACAAGACGATGCAGATGCACGATGTCGAGAACCCAGGATGGAGGAAAGCGTGGACACGCCACGGATTGGCAACCGTCAATCCAATGGAGAGTGTCGACACAACCTTTTATCGTGGAGTAGGGGCATACCACTATCGGCGTATTAACCGAAGTAGCTCTACCCCTTACACGTATTCTGGGCATCAAGGCCTTGGTACCAATGGTGTGGGAGATTCGCATCTCTCCGCTTCTTGGAACTATCCCTCGGCTGAATCCTTAACTGTAGATGGCTCAATAATAGCGGAAGCTATTACGGAGGCATGGTCAAAAGTGTCACTTAGTGATACGATGGCCCTTGCTACAGCAGCCGAACTCTCCAAATCTCTTGACTTCCTTCTCTCAACTTTCCGACGGGTGTGGAAAATATACCGCGCCCTTCGAAAGTTTGATCTGAAGGCCTTGAAGGGAGAAATATCCCCAAAGGAACTAAGTCAGAGGTACATGGAGGCTCGTTATGCCCTACGGCCTATGGCGTATGATATCAACAATACCGTGTCCGCACTCGCGGATAAAGCAAAGTTGAGGTATCAGACGTTTAGGGCCTTTAAGGCGGATATGGCATCAGCCACATTTCCGAATTTTTTACTTCGGTCTGTTGCTGGTGACTATAAAATCGAGGGGACTGCTCAAGCTGCTCGCAGCTTGGAAGTCAGGTCTGGTGTTCTTACCTTTCTCAAACGCTTCGGCTCTTTCGAGCGCTGGGGCGTGGGAGACATACTACAAACTGGATGGGAATTAGTTCCCTTCAGCTTTATAGTAGACTGGTTTTTCCAGGTAGGTAAGTTAATTAGCGCATGGAGTCCAAAAATTGGGCTCGATGTGTTAGCTTCGTGGTATGTTGTAGAAGATACAACTACCTTGTCAGTAACAGCCGAGACAGGAACGAGTCTTGCCACTGGTTATAATTATCAAAATTATTATAACCGGTTCGGTACGTACTCTAAGGTCATACGGTCAAAATACCGTGTACCACACCCCGAACGGCCAGTTTTACCGAGTTTTAATGTGAAACTGAATAAATTAAAACTTTTAGACTTAGGAATAATCGCCACTGGGCTATACAATGCTTGGTTTAACAGGAAGAGCTTTAAAACTCGACCGAAAACCAACTATGGATATGCTTGGTTTGACGATTAATTCTTACTCAGTACAAGGAGGAGCAGTCATGCTCGATCTTACTTTAACACTTAGTGTGGACAAGGCTAATAACGCATCCCCCGTCAACGAAGTTTTCACTCGTGACGGTGGTGCTGTAGCCCCGAACAAGAGCCTATACTACGGCGATTTACATACCGTAGATTCTAAGGAAACCCTTAGTTTTGCTCGCGTTCCAGCCAAAATCAATGGCAATTTTAAGGGAACGAATAGAAGTTCGCAGAAGTACTCGCGGACTTTTACCGTTCTCGGAGTTGATGGCAGCAACACAGATGCTGTTGCCACAACCGAATGCATTGATTCATTCCCTGCGGGAATGACCTCAGCTCAGAAGAAAGAGATGAGGCAATACATGATCTCTGTAAGAGATAACGACACCATCATGACAGCTGTTCATGACCAGGGTCAGGTTTAACTCAACCTTTTTCTCTGGTGCGAACAGCATCAGAAACTAACTTGGAGGACACATAAATGTCGCACAAATTCTTAGTTTCCCATGGAGTAGCAAGTGTCAATTAAAAACACAATATGTTGGTTATTCAGGGCAATTAACCCTGCTAACCTCACTGGATGGTTGCTTCCAAGCCTTCGTCTGCGATTTACCTATCGGCGATCTGATTGCCGAGGTAAACGGAAACGAGGTGTCTCGGAAGAAGTTTTCCATAGCGTATCTAGAACTTGGGACTCACGCGTTCTCGCAATCCCTGGATTTTCAAAAAATCCTAAGGAAAAACGGGGACAACATGGATTCCATCATTCGAAATTCGCTGTGGTGTTCAGAATTTGGAAATTTCGCCTGGGCTGTACGTTCCTTCGTTGAGAAAGAGCGTGCTCCTAGAGCGTTCTTCTATGATTATATCAATACTGATATCGTAGAAAGTTTCCTGGTTCATGCAACCATCTTCAGACAAAGCAAGTACGACACCCCACTCAATGTAAATTGGGTAAAGGGTCGTAAATGTCTGAGTCTGACCATGGAGAGTTGGCGTCGTGGGCAAGCGCAAAGGCACTGGACAGCATAGTTTGCTGTCCCTAGGCTTCCAAGAGATTATACTTGGAAAGTCCTAAGTGCTTTACTGCAAGACCTACATGGATACCTACAGGAGAAAGACGTACAACGCGTTAACGGGATCATAAGAAACCGTGACGTCGTTGCATTAATTAGTCTTTCGGAGGAGTGGGGTTTACAGAGTATTAACCTTAGCTCTGGTACACTGGCCGAAATTCGCGCCAGGTATCAGATATCCACTTTGTTAAAAAAGTTCCCTTTCGACGATGAGTATTTTGATCGTCGAGAGACTGCCATTGAGAAATTCATGGCAGCTGAAAAGCAATGCGAGAAGAGTAATAAAGTTCTTATTCCTCGACTCCGCAGGGCTTCGGAACCTGATACCCTAGCGGTTATGACCTACGCACGAGGATTGATCTCTCGTGTGCTAGGCCAAATACCGAATTGGGACATCGTTAGTAAAGATTGTAGGCATGGCCCGGGTGCAACCCTGAGCACTTTCGGCGGCTTTGTTGGAACTTATCACAAGTTCTCGCAATGGCCGTACGACGTGTCACAAGCTGCACTCCCCTATGCAATTAAGTTTATTCAACAAGACGAGCGCTGGCTCGGAGCCCTAGAAGATGACTATAGAAAGGTTATGGAAATTCCATACCACTATATACTCGACTGGGACACGCTTTGGGTTAACGTCTTTAATGTTGAAAACACTAATTCCGTAACTTTCGTACCTAAGGACGTTCGTACTGAACGTACTATCGCGATCGAACCAACAATTAACTTGCTCCTACAGCTCGGAGTCGACGGCCTCATCCGGAGGAACTTAAAATCCTTCGGTGTGGACCTAGACTACGGGCAGGAGAAAAATCAAGAGTTGGCTAGAATAGGCTCGGTCGATGGTAGCTTTGCTACTATAGACCTTGCGTCGGCAAGCGACACAGTCTCTGTCGAGCTGTGTCATTACCTCTTGCCGCCCTATTGGTATTCCTACCTCATGGCCCTCAGGTCTCCATTCGGAAATCTTGAGGACAAAACTCTTACATATTGTAAGATATCTTCCATGGGAAACGGGTTTACCTTCGCTCTCGAGTCGCTTATCTTTACATCCATTATCTATGGTGTAAGTAAGCATTTTCTAGGGGAATCTCGATACCAGCATTTTGCGGTATACGGTGATGACTTGATTGTCAGAACCGAAATCGCAAGTGCGGTGGTCTTGTTCCTAAGAATGGTTGGCTTCGAAGTCAACCTCACAAAATCCTTTTTTAAGGGAGGTGTGAGGGAGTCATGCGGAGCCGACTGGCTCGATGGACATCCCATCAGACCGGTATTCCTGGACAAACCCGTAACGAACTGTGCGGAACTGTGGGCATTGAGAAATCGCCTACGGTGTACGCTGGAACGTTATTGGCACATACAGGATGCACAAGTAGTTTCTTTGTTGGATAAGTGGACACCAGATGCCCTTTTGGGTATCGTGGGACCACCTAGCCTCGAAGAATTTTCCAACTATAGGCACATGTCTTATCCCTTTGGGAAAAGGCGTCGGCCAAATTCTTTTAGCTGGAAAATTAAGTATCTACAGTGTTCTCCGGTTCCTCAGCGTGGAAACAAGCTCTTCTTTCGAAGGCTCATGAATCCGTTGAGGGAAAATGATGAGACCCCCTGGCTAAAAAAGATCCAAGGGGGGCTAAAGGGTGTAGGGGGTTACTACCGCGTCCACTCTCGTAAGAGGATGGCGTGGTGCATAGCAACCAGGACGGTTTGTGAATGGCCGTCCGAGTACCCGGCTGGACCGGATTAATTCTCCGACCC